CCCGAGTCCATCGACATAGCAGGTTCCGGTATCAAAACCATCCTGGATCAAGCGCACTGTATCGCCCAGAGCCGGCTTCCACCGGCTCCAATCCCCTGTACTATCCTCAAACTCCAGCTCTATGCTGTCAAACCTCCCGCCGGCAGAGTCGATCAGATTCGCTGTCTGCAGCGTAATCGAGGAGCCGATATCAACACCGTTGTAGATCAGTTCCATCGTTATCTCCTCCAGGGCGGCAGCGATGATGCCGCCGACTGCTCAATGAGCGGCACTCGCAGCTCAATCCCTGCCGGAAATACGGCGTACTGCGCCAAAGCCGGATTGTGCTCCATCAGCGGAGCAATCAGGAATTCGTCGTCGTAAAAATCCAGCGCAATCATATCCCAGGTATCCCCTTCCAAGGTTGTGTAAATATACTCACCCAAAGCTCAACCGCCTCCCTCTGTTCTGCCACTCCTGCCACATGCGCTTCATGTCCTCGTAGTGTCGGCGCAGAATCGGCTGCAGTCGTTCCGGATCTCCGTCATTGATGACAGGAGAATATACAAAACTGCCGCCATAGAACCGATTGGATACCCCAAGCAGCTGGGCGGTACGCTGCAGAAGAGAAATGCTCCGGCGGTTACCGCGCTTAATCGGGATCGCCGCCTCAAGCCCAGCCTCGCCAAAGATCGCTGGGCGAGCCGAAAAGCCGCCCTGAGCAAACTTTCCGTAGTTGTCCACCAATACACCTTGAGCATTGCCCAGGTCTACTGCAGTCTGCTGTTTACCACTGCCAAAGAGAGATTTGAAAACATCAACACCGATCTGAATGATCTTACTGATCACGCGCACCACCAAATCCAGGAACTTGGTCAAAGGCGGCAGCACCACTCTTACAAGCTCCAGCACCGGTGGTAGAATTGAGCTCAGCAGTCTGGTGATCACCGGTAGGAGATCTGTCGCAATCGGCATCAGACCAACTGCGAGGTTTACAATCTGCGTCACAAAGCTCCCCAGCGTTTCTGTGTCCACAGAGGCTATCATGGCATTCAGGTTCTTTGCGCCGGCTGCCAGTGCGGGAACTGCACCTGTCATAATCGTCGCCGCCAGTTGGCTCATGTTTTCCTTCAGGAGCTTCTGCTGGTTGGCAAAGCTGTCCGAGGTTCGGGCAAAATCCCCCTGTGCGTCAGCGGTAACTGACATCAGGTACTGATACCGCAGCGTCATCTGCTCCGCCTGAGACATTGCGCTGTAGGACTTTGTAATGCCCTTAGACAGCGCAAATGCCTGCATATTAGCGACCGACATATTGATACCGAGCTGTTTCAGCGGTTCTGTCTCGCCTGAAATGCCGGAGCGAATCTTATTGAACGCCTCATCTGAATCAAGGTTGTAGAACGATGCCATATCCGCTGCCAGCTGGGTAAGGTCCTTGCTCATCACCCGCATATCGTCATCAGCAACGCCCGAGCTTTTAAGCATGGCGCCTATCGTCGATGCGTACTTCTTAGCAGCCAGCTCCGCCAAGCCATAGGAATTGAGCAGATTACTGCTCCATGCGTCGATCTCTTTTGCCGAATCAGCAAATGTTACATCAACAACATTCTGCACCTCCGCAAGGTTCGAGGCGGTCTCGATACCCTCCTTGCCCAATTGCCACAGCGCTGCGCCGCCGGACACGGCAAGCGCTGCCAGACCAACCGCAGTCGCCTTGGCAGCCTTACGGGTCGCATTCAGTGCCTTCACGCCGACCTGCTCCAGCTTGGAAAGCTTCATGGTGGTATCTGCTGTACCCTTTTGTGCTTTTAACAAAGCACTCTGGAGGGACGGATCTACCTTACCAGCCAAGGTAATCAGTGCCTTTAATTCCTTGCTGCTTGCCACTTATCCGTCACGCTCCTCTCTCATCTCATTCAACGCAGTCAACACCACTTCTGCCCAATCGCCAATTTCCCTTAGCGTCAACCCGATCCACCATTCCAGTGAAGTGCGGGAAGCCCACGAGAGCTTAAACAGCAGCTCCCGCAACTCCCTTGGATCCCAGGGAACGCTTAAAGGAAGAAAAAACTGCGAGCAAGGGCACCTCCCTTGATTGCATCAATAGCAGAGAGTCGCAACACATCAGGAGTGGATACCTTGCCTTTGGTCGCAAGCTCGACCGCCTGAGCAAAGAGAAAGAAGTGATAGTCTGAGTCATACTCCTGCACTGTTGTGCGGGAATGTCCTGTTGCAGCCATATCTCCGGCGATACGCAGAAGACTGCCAGCGGTCATTGCCTCAAAGTCATAAGGCAGCTCCTTGAGTTCTTCCCCATCAACCATCAATGGTGTTTTCAGGGTCAATACTTTTTCCATTGCTCCTCCTTACAGCTGATAGCTGTCACTGTAATTCTTGCCACCCAACTTAAAAATCTGATTCAGCTGGTCGATCAAGAATGTTTCTTCTCCGTCCTCCACCATGCGGTATCGGACGACCGTATATGCCGCGTTGGAATCCATCTGCTGACCGATCTGTACCGTTCCGGGAGTAAGGCTCTTCGCCGCAGCCTGCAAATAGATCTTAGTGCCGGCGCGGAACAGTGTCCCATCCGAGCCTATCGTATCCCGCAAGAAACGAACCTCATGGCTGCGGAAGCCAGGCGCCATCGCCCGGACCGCATCAGCGTGGGTCACAGAGCGGAGATCGACCTGGCTGGACATCGTCTCGGTCAGTCCGGTCAGCGGAACTTCGATATCCCCGCCCAGCCCTGCGCCGCTGATGGTAGCGGTCTTCCATTTGATCTCCGGCAGCGTCACCTTGACCTGTTCAGCAATTACTTCGCCATCAATAAGATACTTGGACGCAACTACTGCTACACTGCTCATTACTCCTCACCTCCCGTCAGTTTGGAAAGCCCGCTGCCGGAATAGCGATAACGGCACACAATAGCACGCGCCGCCGGCGTAGTGGTATAGTCCACATCCAGAGCAAATTCACCGGATACGATATCATTGGTCGGAGTTGCCGCGGCGTCAAAACGGATCTTTCCGCCCAGCAACGCCCCGCGGCTCACAAGGTTATCGAGGCGCATCTGCTCCTCATTGAGGATAGAATCGACCAGTGCCCGATGCATCGGGCGGTCAATCACATCGCCGTACAATGCCTGGAAGGTGTTACCGAGCCACCGAACCATGCGGACACTGCAATCGAAGATCTCATCTGCGGCATTGTCACCCTCTGAGCTGTACGCTCCGGTGTGCGGTCCCCAAATGCGATAGCTTCCGCCCCAGAACAGGGCTGTGCGAATACCCACGGCATTGAGTTCGTTGGCATTCTCTATCGTCATCTTAATTGCTTCAGCATCGCCGGAGCTGTTCTCAACCACCAGACCGGTAATACCGGCAAGGATCTTGTTGGAGCAGCTCTCATACGGGATATCCTCATTCTCCGCATCCACCATCTGATGCATTACTGCACTCAGACAGCTCAAGTGATAATTACGGATCCCGTCCGTCACCATGGGCCAGCAGGGCGTTTCCTTGGCAGTAGATCTACCCTCAGCATTCTTTTTTGCTTTGGCGGCGGTTACCGTGGCAGCGGTGGGAGCAATATCAACCAATGCATAAGCATCCCAATGTCCGTTGATCTTATCGGCAGCCTTTACCAGCGCATCCGCAACCGCTTTATTCTGCGACCAGCCCGGTGCCAACAGAAGAGATGGAATCATGCCGGTCACCTCATAGACATTTGGCAGCACAGCGGAAATAGATGCTGTAACAGCATCTACACTCACTGCCGTCAAGTCGATCTTTCGATAGGTCACCGCTGCGGTAGTCATTGTACCGGTCAGATCGCGGACAATCACCGCCGTACCGTCATCATTTGCTTCCACCGTATAGTCAGTGCCCTTGGTCTTTCCGGTCAGTGTGATTGTACTAAGGATCGCTTTGTCGTCGGCAATCTCTGCCTTGCCATTTGCAAAGGTCAGCGTCGCCGTAGTATCGCTCGATGCCCGGTGCTTCGCCGGGTCAAGCACATTGATCACAACAATGGGACCAACCGCATCAACACGCATAAAATGCGCAAACACCGCCTCGGAAAGGCTGTAATCGTCCCACAGGAGGCTGTATCCGATCTTACTCACAGCCTCCGATGCACCGTCCAAAAGAATCGGCACATTGGTTTTCCCCTCATAGTTTTCGAGCTGGTGGACCGGTGCTACGCCGAAGTAGACCGGCAGGGTGCCGCTCACCTCGGGGGGCACCGAATCACCAGCTATTCTCTTGGCATAAATGCCATGCTTATAACTCATCTTGATCCTCCTAAATTATAAGAGCTCTCTTTGGCGCAGCTCCGGCACTCCGTGTGCCTTAACCGTAAAAGTGACAGACCCCATCCAGTAATCGCCGTACTGCTCATTATCCGGTCGACATTGCACTACCCGGTCGGACAGGTACAGTCCCCCGATTGTATCGGCGGCAAAGAGCTCACGCACAATCAGATCTGAAAGATTGCAGACATCCCAAAAACCGGTATTGTCATAAGTCAGCCCGAAGTCATCCTGTGTGCCGGGGCAGTAAGCAACCACTGCCAGTTCCACCGGGATCTGTGCGATCTCCTGCGAATACTCGATTGGGGCCGCGAGTCCAACTACGATCCCCGGAATCTTATCTCTGACGCAAGTCGGAGTATCAAAGGTGATAGGCAATCCAACGGTAACATGTGGGCTGACCATTAAGCAGGTCGTATCATCTTTATCCGCAATCCCGCGCAGACTTATCTTCGGAGCGACATTCCGCTCCAGGAACTCCTTGATATCCGTCAGATACTTTACCGTCATTGACTTACTCCTTTAAGATGTTCTCCTGCATCAAACCCGTCCGTTTCTCGATATTTTTCATCAAGTCCCGCTCAAATACCTGCAGCATTACAGTCTGTGCCTCATCGGCTACCGCCTCATTGCCAAGCATTTGCGATACCGACAATGTTCGATAGCTTTTTAGCCTTGACTTGCCAGTACGGGTCTTACCTCCGGTTGCTCGGAATACATTAAGCTGCACCTTGCCGGTGTCTCTTGCCCCGGTTTTCATCACAAAGGGCTTATGGTATTTCCCATCATCGCCCATGATTGCTGACGCCTTCTTCACCTGTCCCCGGAAGATCTCCACACTGGGATCCCCTGCATGCGGCACCTGCGGCGAAAAGTTAAAGTGTGAAAGCGTCAACAGCCGGCCGGAAACAACAAACCGGATCTCCTCCTGGTTGTCCTCCGAGCTGCGATAATCCCGCACCGTGTAGGTGCTTCGCTTTCCCCGAAGGTTCAGTGCATAGTGGTCCATCACTACCTGCTTCAGTGAACTCTTCACGCCGGCACGAAGTGAATTCCTTACCGCCGCGCGAAGATCCGTCGGCAGCACCGCTAACTCTTTTCGCAGATTTTCCATCTGGTGAGTATCCACCACAAACTCTCTTTGCGACACCCAAATCACCTCATATGACGCTCCAGCACAAGCTGCAGCACATTATCATCGCCCTCACAGCTCACCACAAACCACTTTTCCTTCTCCAGCAGGAGGGGCTCTCCCGGACGGAAACGCCCGGGAAAGTCCAGCGCTCGGAGAAATACCAGCTTCTCGCCGACATGAATGCCATATTTCATAAATCCGGACAGCGTATCCGTATCGACAATGGCAGGGACTCTCCGCCCGTTTATGGTGATACTCTCCGCCATCTCGTCAAAGTTGAAAAACACAGTATCCACATCCGCTGCCATCTGGTCTTTCAGGTTCATTTCAAACCACGCCCCAGTTTCTGCTCCGGCTCTGGTGCCTGAACCGCTGCGGGTTCAGGCTGTTCATCGGCAGACTGCACTTCTGCAGAGACGGCGTTCTCCTTGACCTCGGGTGCTGCTTCCTCTGCCAGTACGGGAGATGCGTTGCCGTTGGCGATCATCACCAACGCAACCTCATCAGAAACATCTACCAGCTTTCCGGGAGGAAGCAGCCGTCCCTCCAAAAAAGCGTCCTTCAGCAGCTTTACTTTTTTCATAATGCCTCCTCAGCCGATACGGATGAGACAAGCACCAGCAGCCTGCGCCTTCGCTTCGATCACCACACCGGCTGTAATGGCACCACTGGTAGCCTTAGTAGCGGTCACCACATTATTGGTGCCATCCCAATACACGGTGGCACCAACAGCAAAGGCAGCGGTAGTCTCCGCCGGCATCTCATAGACGCCATTGAGGGACACCGTCCCTACCTCCCCAGCTGGTATCTCGCAGGCAGCAACAGCGAGTCGGTCACCATATACGAGGATGTCACCATAGGCGATGGTGGCAGTGCCGGAATTGAGGTAATCAACATTGACCCCTTCCTGCACATAGATTGCTTTAGCCATAGTTATCTTCTCCTTTCAGATGTCATCAAACATCAGCATTCTTTACGAAACCGCGGTGGTTGAGCAGCGTAACGCTGTAATCGGTGTAGATCCGCCACTCGATTCCCAGGAAATCAAAGCCGGCACGAGATTCCAGGATCGGTTCCTCGTTGCCGTTGAGGTAGCCAACCTCAATGGTACCGCAGGAATTGCTGTCGGCGGCAAAGATGTAGGGATACGCACTGCCGTTCCTCATGTCGTTCAGTTCTGCATCCATCACGAGCTGGAGGCCAAAATGCTGCTCGTCAAAAGGATTGACCACAGCAGAATTCTTGCCATTGGGATCCGCAACGGAATGGATCATCTGCGCATGCTCAGCGTAAGCAAACGGAGAACACAGAATGAATCTGGGACGGATATTGAGGAAAGCCTTGCCGCCGCTGTCCTTCTGCGCCGCCATCAGACCAAGCGCCTCACTGTAGGAACCGACAGAGGGAGCCGCAGCGGTACCGATGTTGCCATGATCGGCGCTGAAAAGGTTTTTCCCATCTGCCATCACGGGGTTTTTGATCAGCAGATTGTATACTGCCTTATTGACTCCGCGCTTCGCCGCTCGCACATACGCTGCAGGGATTTTGGTAAGCACATCAAGGTCATCATCGATTAGTGCCTTGCGGGTGAAACCAAACTTCTTACCGAAGGTGGCAAGAACGCTGGTAACACTGTCATCAGACACGCTGCCGAACTTGAATTCGCCATTCTCCCTGACCTCGTCCAGTTCGCCGGCTTCACTGATCTCGTAGATTTTCTTCGGACGGAAATCCGCGTGGGTGCCTTTGGAAGTCCACAGCTGGAAGGTGGTATCTGCGGTCTTGTACGCATTCGACATAGTCTTATGTACACAATCGTCCATGATAGAGCTGAAAGCGGAACCGGGGCTAACGATGGCGCGGAACAGCTGGTCATTACTCATGCGCTCCCAGCCCTCAACGCCCTCAATGCGGAGAGTGGATCGGGCAATGTCGCGCAGGGTCAGGCTGCGCAGATCCCGGGCACCATCCGCCGGTTTCTCCACTTCTCTGCCGGCACGCAGAAGAATGGAGTCTGCTGCTGCTGCGCGGAATTTATCGCCCTCGTCGCGTACTACGCCGACACTGCTGCCGGTCAGAGGCTGGCGGCGCTGTTCCATGGTACGCAGCAGGTCCTCATTGACCTGTTCAACGGTGAGCCCCCGCGCGATATAATCATCCGGGCTCACGCCAAAGTGACGGCAGCGGGTAGTAATCGCTGCCGCTCTGGCACGCTCGCTCTCTACGGCGGCATCCACGACCGCCTGGTTGTCCGCGACAGGTGCCGCAGGCGGGGTACCTGCACCCTCGCCGGTTCTGGTTACGGTTTCAATTTCAGGCATATTATTGTCCTCCTCATTGCTTATACTTCTGCCTACACCTACCGTAGGATCGGCAGGTGTGGCTACGACACTAATTTCAAGCGGCTCCCACTTGGTAGCCAGATAACAGGGACCGGCAAAGCGACCATCTGCACTCTTCTCTCCCTCGCGCAGCACCTGCCACTCCGTTACCCGATACCCTACACTGATGCCATTGAGCATCTTTTTCTGGAGCTTACTGCGGATCTTCAGGGCATCCTCATCATCGGGGTCAAACTCAATCACTGCTCTGCCCTTACGCGCCTCCTCATCCAGGGTAACGCATTTGATTAGCCCCACCGGCATTCTGCCGATTCGGCTGTCACATCCGTGGTCAAACAGCAGTGCTCCAGCCGTTCTGAGGCGGGTGAAGTTTACCGCTTTTTTTGTATGCACCAGGATCTCCGGCATACCGCTCCACCGCATATATGGCGCCTCGCTCGAAAAGGATAGTTCAAATCGATTTTCATTCTCACCGTCCTGCCGCAGTTCCATTTCGCAGCTCCGGGTGTACATTCCCGGCACCGCACCTTTACTCTTTGGCAATTTCATCATCTCCTATCGTATTTTTGATATATCGCACCTCCCGGGCGCGCTGATCGATCACCTCTCGCCAGTCCTGACCCTTTGCTGCACATACCTGCTGCAGTGTGGTCAGATTATTGTCCAAAGCGATTTTATTGGCATTTGCCTCTTTGATAGGGTCAATCCAGTCCATACCCGGCATGATCCACACATGAGAGCCGTATTCTTCCGGACTGCTCCAGTAGTCCGGTATCTTCACCCTACCGGAAAGTACCTCCCATTCAAGCCACGCGAAGAATATGGGATCCAGCACCGACTCGATCAAGCCGGTCTGCCAGTCTGCATAGGTCCGTCGGTCCTGCAGCATTCCTTGCCGAGCGCTGGAATAGTTGACCTGACTCATATCTCTGGTCGCCGCCTCGTAGCTAAGACCTGCGCCGGCACCTGCTTGCCGAAGTACTGACTTAATCATGTTATCTGCTGTTGACGACACACCCGATGAGCTAATCGGTGCAACCTTTTCACCCGGTCGCAGGTATTTGATCATACCGGGCTCTAAGAACTCAGTAGGCGGATCCGCAGGCTTTCCCTGCATCTGCACTCCTCGCCCTATCGATGGGACACCACTCAGCGGCGCCTCCTGCTCTATCGCAACGCCAAAACAGGCTTGCACCTTTTCCTTAGTGATCGCTGCATCAGTCAATTGAGATAACCCATCCATACGAATCAGACAACTGGCTGCCGGCGAAAATTCCCGCACCTGCGATACCCTCTGCATCTGGGCGAAGAATATAACCCGATCTGCGGGAATCCGCTGCAGCTCCCCCGTCCAAGAGCCAGACACATCATACTGCCTAAAGTGGTAGGCAACTGCGGCGTCATACGAGTCGATCTCGACACCGCTGACCACTCGGTTCTTGCCATACGAGAAAACCGTTTTATCCAGCTCGTCTACCTCGCGGAGCTGGATCCTAAATTCGCCGTCAATTTGACACATTACGCAGAGCAATCCGCCATCAACATATCCTCGCCGGACAAAAAGCCTCTGCACATCCCTAAAGCTCCAACGGCGATCCACGGTGCAAAAACCTTTCCGGCACCAGCGATTCCACTCCCGCTCGATCCTGGTGTTCAGTTCGTCATCCTCTTCGCCGCCGGCACTTTTGGTCTTTGCCTGGAGCACCGCACCTGTTCCAACGACATTGCGCTCAAGGTCCAGGATGATCCCCTTAAAGCTGTCATCATTGCGTTCCAGTGCCCGCGCCCTGGATCTCACCGTATCCCTTGCCGCCCGGTCTGTCAGCTCGCCGGTCGTATTCCCCCGCACCCAGTTATCCCTGGTTCTCCCCGCCGCATCGTAATAGCTGCGGCACAGCTGCTTATAGTAAGCGCGGTTCAGCGCCGCCTTGGGATTAACGGCAAGAATCAGGCGCTCAAATATGTTCAAATCTCCATCACCTCCGTCTCATCACCCCAACCGTTGTAGATCCATATGCGCTGTCGATGAGCGCCTCCAACCGATGGCGCTCCGCATACAGCGTGGCAAGTTCTCCGCGCCGCACGCTGCGCGTACCGATTTTGTACTCCTGGGCACCACCCTCTATCGCCTTAATGGCGGCATTTACGCTTGCCAGCTGCTCCCGGTACTCGTCAATTCTCATCCAAACCACCCTTTTCTTTCCGTGAAATAGTTGTTTCCTCCGGATGAACCGTGAGATACCGCAGCTACAGGTTCTTCCACCGTCTGAGCTACCGCCTGTTCGGCATTGATCTCACGAATCCCCAGCAGATCAGCTGCCAGCGCCGCATATACTTCGGTATCGAGGTAGTGGTTGTCCCGTCCTACCGCTTTCGGCTCCCAGACCGATTCCATGCGACCGTTGCGCTTCCGCACTATCTTCTGTTCCGCCGTTACCATTTCGCAGTATTCCGGATCGCAGTCAATGTGTGTGAACCAGCCACCATCCTCTTCGCTGCGGCGCATACGGCTCGCCAGCATGTCCTTGTAGTAGATGGTGTCTACGATGATCAGCGTGTGCCCCCTTGCCTTGGAGTCAACACGGTCTATGGTCGTTCTGCGGAAGCGCCCCGACAGTCTGCCGGAAGCGCCCTTTATCGGCACCGCCCACTCGCTATTGACGACACAAAAATCATAAACATCATCAGTCTGATCTCCGGAGTCCACACAACAGAGGTTTACAATATGCCCTTTCCCCGCCGGATCTACCAGCGATCGGTTCATAATGTACTCAATTTCCCGCCAGGAGAACGCCTTTCCGTGGTCGATATTGAAGCTGGTCATGTTCGCTCGCCAGCCCCGGATTGTCCAGTAAAAGCAGCTCTTCTGCACATCCACCCCGCCGGTGATCAGCACTGTGCCGGGCGGCACAACCTGTTTTTTATACTGCCCCTGCCGCTGTTCCAGCAGATACTCGGCATTAGTGGTTTCCTCAACCTCTTTCCACGGCTCTGCCAACCAGGAATTGATGAAGTTCATCAGCTGCGCCTTATCCTTGCGGCTGACCTCAAACTGCCTTGCAATATCTCCAAGCCTTATAAAAGGCGAAGCAAACACATTCATGCGGAAAGCAACACGCTGCCGCCCGCCGCTTTTGACCTTCTTCCAAAATCCCTGCTGGTTCATCCGGTTATGCTGGGCATCTGAAAGCATTGCCCCGCACTCCTTGCAGCAGTACATCGCCGTCTGCTGTGCCATCTCCGGAGAGCTGTTATCGAATTTCAACTGTTTGAATTCCCATGACCACTGAGCTCCACACTCTGGACAGGTCACCCAATATTCGTTCTGCTCATCAGCTGCCAGCCAGTCCTTATAGATGTTCCCATCCTCATAGGTTGGTGTACTTACACTAATGATCTTACGGTTATCCCGGTAGCTATTGGTTCGTTCTCTCGCCAGCGCCCGCGGGTCCGCCTCCTTACCGGCATTCTCCGGATACTTGTCTACCTCATCCATAAAGAGGTACCGAATCGGATAAGATGCCAGCGTTGCCGGCGAATTGGCGCCGCTGATCACCAAATACATCTCGCTGAACTGCAATTCCAACAGTTTGGAACCAGCATCGTACTTCTCGCGCAGCTCCGGGCACAGATCCACCATTGTCTGAATGCGGTTTTTGGACGAAAATTCGCCCAGTTCTTTTGTGGGGTAAACGATCATCGACGCACTGGGATCCTGATCGATCACATAACCGAGCATGTTCAGCATCGCCTCGGTGCCGCCTATCTGTGTAGACTTCATCAGGCTGATTTCCTCGATCTCCGGGTCGTTAAAGGCATCCATGATCTCCCGCAGATATGGGGTTTGATCAGTGCTCCATCGCCCAGGCATTGAACTGGTCTTGGCATCCAGCACCCTGCGGGCATCTGCCCACTCGCTTACCGTCATTCGCCCCGGCGGGCGAAGCGTCTGCAGCGCCTCGGTAATCCATTCGGGGCAACTCCAGTCTTTATTTGCCGCCATAGTGATACACTCCGTCCACACTGAGCTGCTCCAGTGCCTCATCGACCGTATCTTTGATTGTTCTATCGAACTTACGAGCTTCGACCGGTCCCAGCTGCGAGGCGACATCCCGGGATATCCGGCGCCCAAGCCCCTGCAGGCTACGCTTCAGAACCACACAAAACTTCCGCAGATCGTTGACGACCTGCTCTCTCGGAAGATATTCCCCCTTGGCGATCTCATTTTTGTATTCGGCAGCCTCAGCCTGCGCCGCCTTTAGACGCTGCTCATAAAACAGTTTTTGCTGCTGGACCGGCAGGCTCTCCAGATCCCGCTCGCTCTCCGGCGCCTTCATCGGACCGGCAACCTTAAAGCGGTATTCGCTGACTTCCTTCAGATCGTAAAAGCCGTATTTATACCGCGGACAGCCGGCGCGCACCCAGTTGGAGAGCGTCTGTTGTGACACGCCGAAATACTTCGCCGTCAGCTCGCTGCTCATAATCACTGTATTCAGTTCCTCATCAAAGGCGAGCGGCGCCGCTTTCCTTTTCGGCGAAGCCGATTGTTCCGCCTCCATCTGCTCCATGGAAACCTGATCCGCTACTTCACAATCCACACAGAATGCCCTCCTTTCCCGTTAAAATGCCCAGCCGATCTGGGCTTTCCGGCACCGCCAAATACCTTGGCAACCTGCACAAAAAACGCGGAGATCTGAGGGCTGCAGGGAGTTTTCGAGTTTCAAGTGCTCAAAAAATTCTTAAAGCCGGATTTTTTCCGCGCTCGCAAGCACCTGCGATACCCCTAT